TAATGTATTCAATGCACTATGTGGTGAACGTACATACAATAATCTACCATCAATACCTCTTATCTTACCTCTCTTAGCTGTTTCAGTTACACTATCCCTAACTCTTTTTAGGGTAGGCATGTTAGAAAGAAATCTATCTATTAATACTTGACCTTCTTTAGCACCTTTACCTACTATCTTACCTATCTTACTTGCACCTGCACCATACATGAAGGCATAGATAAATGTCTTAGCTTGATCTCTATCTGTTAGTCCTGCCATTTTCATGTTAGCTGTGTGTATATCTCCATTCAAAACTTCTTCAGTAAACTTTGCATCATCCATAAGATGTGCTAAACATCTAAGTTCTAAACCACTAGCATCAGTACCAACTATGGAATGAGTATAGGGATTGTCAACAGTCCAACATTCCCTACACTCTTTGCCATATGGAGAACGAACAGCAGGAATCTGAGCCATGTTAGGACTGTTATGTGCCATACGACCTGTCACAGTACGTAATGTCATAACTCTACCATGTACTCTACCATCCTTATCATTACACGATTCAATCCAAGATTTAATCTGTGCAATTCTTTTTTGTAATAACAAATACCTAGCAAACTTCTTTGCTTCTTCTAGGTCTATGCTATTCAAAACTTCTTCATTAACAATTACATTACCTTTATCAGTATGCTTCTTAGGTTTCCAACCTAGCTCTTGTAATCTATCAGATATTTGTTGTCGTGAACCTATATTAAAAGGTATGTATTTTGTTTTTGTTTTTAAGTCTTTTCTTGTAGGGTCAAAGTGTGTCTTGCCCCATGTTTCTAAAGCACTTGCTTCATCTTTTAATGTATTGTATAAAGACATAGCTTTACGAACATCTAATGCAAAGCCATTCTTTTCTTGTTGGTCAATGATAACTCTGACCTGATGTTCTAAATCAATAGAAGACCTAGAAAAACCTTTGCCTTCTTTTTTTAAATGTTCATATAACTTATGTGTTATATCTACATCTTGCATACAATATCTTTTTAATTCTTCTGTATACTTTCCAAAAGATTCTATCTCTCCTTTAGGAAAATTAAATCTATCACCCCAAGCACGTAGTCCATGACCACCATCACGTAATGGATTAAACAACTGTGATAGTATTAATGTATCTAATACCTGTGAAGGTTTAATAGATGTACCTAGTAGTCTATTTAATACAGGTGCATCAAATGATAAACCATTATGCATAATGTATTGGTCAATGTCTTTAGACCAATTCTTAAACACATGTATATTACTTGGGTCAAATACTGTTGATATATTTGTTTCAATATCTTTAGCAACAATACAGTTTACTACTGTAGCATTTATCTGGTCTGTTTCTATATCAAGAACAACTTTCACAATCTTTCTCCTCCTTTCCACACCAATTACAAGGCTCACCTTTACCTACTTCCATCATACTTTTTTCTGTATCACAATAGTGTTCCCACATTTCTGGTTCTTTATTATCTATAATAAGACCTTGTTGTTTATTTACCCATTCTTCATAACCATCTGCCCAACTTTCTTTATCATCATCAGGAAATGTATGATATACATATACATTAGTGTCACATTCAGGACAACTTAAATTACTAACTATATCATAGTCATCTTCTTGTTCTCCATCATGGTCACCACCATGTATTAATTTTGTTCCACAATACATGCACTTCATTAGAATGGTACCTCCTCATTATTCTCTGCATTATAATCTACTTCGTAAGGATTGTCAATCTCTTTCATACGACCTGTTTCTTTATTATAATGTAGATGTGTAGCCACACCTGTCTCACCTGTATATCTATTCTTTAGAATACGAATCGTTGTAGTATTAGATTTAACTTCGTCATCATCTTGTTGGTTTCTTTCTAATCCAATAACACTATCAGATAGATGTGCTATAGATGCTGAACCTCTAAGATGTGAAAGAGTAATCTCTTTACCATTCTCATGCCCTGCATCACCTGAAGGTCTACGAAGATGTGATACTAATAACATACCAATACCTGTTTGTTCTACAAGTGAACGTAGTTTAGTCATCAATACATCAATAGACTTTCTTTCGTCTCCATCTTCCTGACCTGATACAAGTATAGATAAGTGGTCAATAAATATCCACTTACATTCTAATGCTTGTGACATGTATCGTACCCTAGATAATATCTCGTCATTATCAAGAGAACCAAAATGGTCAAAGGCAAAGAACCTACCAGAACCTACTGTATTCTTTTGATAATCTTGTAGTTGTTCTCTACTAAACTTATCTCTAATCTCTTTGATATACAATCTAGCATTGGCTTCAACTGACATAATATTAAATGCAGTATTTTTAATACTCTCTTCTAGTGCAAGGATACCTATGTTATGTTTTGTATTCTTTAGTAAGTGATGCATAAGCTCTCTCATAATAGAAGACTTACCCATACCTGCACCAGATGTAAATGTAATCAACTCACCTGTTCTCATACCATAAGTCTTTTCATTCATCTTACCCCAAGGAAAAGGTACTGTCTCACAGTAATCTTCTGTGTATAAATCATCACCTAAATCTCTAAGGTTTGTAATACCTGCAGGAGTAAATGGTTGTGCGTTCCACCATGCTTGTGAGAACTTCTCACGTTTACCCATCTTCAGATACTCATTAGCATCTTTAAATTCCATGTTCATTATCTTACATTTGTTAGGGCTAAACAACTGTGCTACTTTTTCACTAGCTTCTTTACCTTGTTTATCCATATCAAATGATATAACTATATTCTGAAAGCTATCTAAGTATTCAAATGCTTTTCTACAATCACGTACTGCAGAACCTGCTCCTGTCTTGATAGAAACACATGCCCATTTACTACCTAGTAATTCATAGGCAGACATAGCATCTACTTCTCCTTCAGTAATAGTAACATACTTGCCACCACCTGTGAATAAATCTTGACCAAACAATACTGCATCAGTCACACTACCTTCAACCCACATGTTTTTAGTAGCTACATCTCTAATCTTATTACCAATATTGTTTCCACCACTATCAAAGTATTTATAGATGTGATGTGTGTTCATATTACCATTCACTTTAACTTGTGTATGATATTTTTGTGCAGTCTCCTTACTAATATTACGTTCAGTCAACGCACCTAATACACCTAAAGTTTTTATATTACTTTGAGTAGGTATAGGTATTACTTTCTCATGTTCCATTTGCTCTCCAAATCTAGTGTTACAAGAAAAACAAAAGCTATATCCTTCTGCATGATTGACGTTGCCATCACTTGAACCACACTTAGGACAACTACCTCTATCTAGCCATGTTTTATCCATGTTAATCCCCATTAAAAATTATAGTATATAGTATTAAATACTATTAGTCAACTTCAAAAGAACTATCATATCTTTTATTATAACTATCTATCTCTACTTCTTTTGATTCATGTATATCTCTCTTAGCTAATTCCATAGCTTCAAAAGATTCATACCCTTCCTCTATATATTCATAGTATCTTTCTTTAATTAATTCTTTTATTTCGTCTTCTAATAAATTCATCTTACTCTCTCTTGTTATAATGTAAGTAAATAAAATATAAAACTTACAGTTAAAAGTATAGGAAACAAATGGTTTACCCATAAGTTTCTTTTAATGCTACCTTGAAACCATTTTCCTGTAGCTTTTAATCTTCTTTCTCTATCATTACTCATCTTTAATATGTCCTGCATCTGGATTCTCTACTACTAAATCATATCCAAAATCACTTCTTACTTTTAAAGCAGTCAGTTCTTTTTTTTGAGAAGACACAACTGATACTAATTCTTTTACTCTAACTCTTAGACCATGTACTTCTTCTTCTTTTTGTCTTAGTGCTGTTTCATATGTTTCTATTTGATCTACTGTCTTCATTGTACCCTCATTATATCTATAGTATCGTCTATTAATGCTTTCATATTTAAATTTCTTTCGTCATACAAATTTTGTATAAAATTAATAGCTTCTTTCTTATTGTTAAAATACATTATATTACCATCCTCTTCTTCTAATATATCTGGTAACTTAGAATGAAAAGGATAAGGCATAGCTACTACATAACTTTCTTTTCTCATATCTATCCTCATTATATATTATAAATATCTAATAGTCAACAGTTAGCTCAAGAATATCCATGATACAGTCCAACATACACAGAACCATATAAAACACATTATAAATCCTATAGCTATTAGAATCCAATTACT